TTCCGATTTCGACAAAAACAATTGCAAGTCTGTAAGCGATAAAAGCCTTTACGATAAAAACCAAAGCATCAAAAGCACTAGCAAGCTTGTCAACATATTCCTTAACCCCACTCTCGACGATATTGTGAAAACTCGTCCTAATCGACGCTGCGATCTCTTTAATTTTTGGAGTAATACGTTCAATAATTTCCGATAGAATTGGAAGAACATCTTTGCCTATCAAAATCATATTGTTTTTGATTGTAGACGTAAATCTACCCCAGACACTCTCAAATCCTTTGTAAAATTGCTGCCATGCTTTTTCAGCAGAACCAGCTCCTGCTTCAACTCCACTAATCAAATTTTTCAACAGTTCAAAGTTCTCCATCCTCAAAGCTAGAAATCCGAGAGTGGCTTCTTTTCTTCCACCCAAAATCTGCTTTATTGCTTCTGCCGAGCCTTTTCCGGCTTCATCTATTCTTCTAAGCGTTTCCACGAATCCCAACTTCTGAATTGCAGAGATAGCTCCACCAAAATCTTTAAACAGCTCTTTCAGCTCATCTGTAGGATTGATCAAAGCAGCAAGAAGGGCCTCTAATTGAGTCGCAGCTTCTGCAGTATTTCCAGCCGTCTGAGTCACTAATGACAACGCTCCCGCCATCTCAACTGCTTTAAGTCCGACGTTATGAGCAAGGTTCGCCGTTGTTCCTAAAACAGGAACCAGCTCCATGACTGTCGTTTTTCCATATCTTTCTGTGGCAAACAAAATATCGGCTGCTTCTGAAGTTGACTTTAGTTCCCTGCCATAAGCTGTCATGAGAGCAGTCAAAACGCGAATCATAGACGCTTGATCAACATGCGCTGCTTTCGCCGCCTTCGACGCCGTCACCAATAACTCCAACGCCCTAACCGGCTCAGTGACTCCGGCGGAAATCACCATATAATATCCACGCATCAACTCAGTAGCACTTCCAAAACCTTTTCCTGTCAGACTCCAAACTCTTTTCTCGATCTCTTCGAAAGATTGATCTGTAACCTTTCCCATATCAATCAAAGCAGTCTGATATTCCGTGGCAGCATCGATAATTTTCTTAAATGACAAACCGACTCCCAAAGAAGCAAAGACACTGTTGATACTAAACAAAACCCCTTTCAAGGATTCGAGCCTAGAAGTAATCGCAGAAGAGCTTTTAGAAATGTTATCGTTAAATTTTCTCCAGGCCTGCTCAGCCCTTCCCAAATTCTTAGTTGTGCTATCAGCGTATCTTTGCAAAGTAGACTCAGCTTTAGACACCGCCTCTCTTAGCTGAGAAATATCGGCTCCCAATGTAACGAACAAAGATCCAAGATCTGCCATTTGCTATTTCTCCTTTTCGCCGCTGCTAGAGGAAGCCGAAGCGAAAACGGAAAACAAAGCCTTTATCTCTTCTGGACTGGAAGCAATCGATCTTCCCTTGAGCATTTTCGACTCTTCGAAATCTCCGGCCCAATCTGGCATGAAATCAATCGGACTGATATTGCTAGAGCCACTTTCCTTCTTTCCAAAGACAGCAATTGCAATTTGCGAAATCAAAGAACACAAAATCCCGATTCTATAATCTGCTCTCCATTCTCCGATAGGTTCTAATTGGTCATACGCTTGCCACTCAGAGATCTGCTCAGAATTTAGCACGTCCAGCAGAAAATCAGGATGCGGAAATCCTAGTTCTCGGCAAAGCCTGAAGAGGAATCTTCTGCTGGGATGAAATCTGAGTTTTTTAGTAAGTTATCCCTATCCTCTTGACTAATTCTGTTAAGACGTTGAGCAGCTTCCACAATCAACTCAAGCTTTGCAGCAGGCATCGAATCTCCCAACGTCTTATAATCATCCTGCTTCAACAAAAGATTTCCGTGCTCATCGCAAACCGTACAAACAGCCATCTTAGACCTGAAATCTTCAAGGTCGTGCTCGTAATCAATACGATTTCCTCTCCTCACCTGTCTAATGATGGATGCTTCAAATCTGTCTCTTTCTCTTCCTGTCATCTGCTTTACATACACATAATCGCCATCTCCAAGATCCACCTTTTCAATTTTCAAAGCCTGCTTCTTCAACAAATCTTCTCTGCTCAAAAGTGACATTTGATTTCCCTCCTTTGTCGATTGTTCTTTTTAAATGATTTCTGAGTATGCTTGTCACGCACTTGTCTGCTAACAATCATTAACAAATCATCTTTACAAAGAAAAACCGAACGGGAAAAGAACTTAAAATCCAAAGAAACAGAGTAGGCCTTAAATGGAAGAATCGTAAAAAGTGCCGTTCTGCTTTCTTCAGACATGCATTTTTCCTTCTGTTCTTTTCCCGTTCGGAATTGTCAATCACTTTCCCTCATTAGGAAGTAACCTCAACCTCTCCAGTAATCTGGATTGTAACGTTAGCAGTAACTTTATCGTCCGCCGGAATTGTAAGAGGAAGCTCCGTGACCAAGCCCTGGAATTCGATGGTAGTCGCTCCAGGATCTGGCAAAGTAATACGATAATATCTCGGCGTGTCGCTCTCAAAGTCCGACTTCATTAGTCCATAGGTTGCAATTGTAAAGTTCATGTTTAGCGTGATCGTTCCAGGGTTGCGGAAGCCAGTGATAAAAGTCCGATAGCCCCCTGCAGTATCAAGAGCCGTTGTATCAATAGTGGCTCTTGACATTGTAGGACCGGTAATACTGTTAATCTCGCCAATAGTCGTATAAGTCGTCCCATTCAAAGACCGAGAAAAAGTTGTGCCTACACCTGCAATTGCCATTTTCTGTCCCTCCTACAAATTGAAATTTTCAAACCTATAAATACCGCCAACCAAACTTCCAAAGTTGTTGATTATTCCGCCTTCGATCTCTGCAATTCAAAAGTTACCGCAAACTGACACCTCCCATTATTGTCCCACCCCAAAAATTGAGGTGAAGCAACGATCCTGATTAAATGATAATATGAGTCACCCCATACCTCATGATTTCTGCCGTGAATAGAATCGGCAATTTTACTTATCATATCCCAACCGGCTTGATAACTTCTGTCTCTAACTCTTACTTGCACTCCATCATACCTGTATGATTCATCTCTGTCCAAAGACATTCTCGAAGGCCATCCAGAAACATCCAAAACAGTAACACAAACATCTGGAAAAGCCGGCTCATACCCAACAAATAAATTCTCGCCAAACTTCAATCCCAAACTGGCTCCATTCTCTAGCATGTTTTTCACATCAATTGCAGGAGAATTCATCTTAAACTTCTCCCACTTTAATAATTAACGTTTTCCCTTAATCGCCTTTTTGGCTTCATCTTTGATCGTTTTTAAAATCAAGTCATGATTTCTTTTCAACGCTTCTTGAAACCATTTCGGACCAGATCCAGGCCTGCTCCATTGCACATTTGGATTTGTCTTTTCATGGACAAACGGAGCATAATAAGCAGTGTATCCCAAAGCAACGAAGGGAACTTTGAACCCTCCTTGCTCGATAACCCAGCTAGTCGTGAAAAAACTCGCTCTTAAATTTCCGGTATCAACCGGAGTTAATGGAGATGTGACTTCCATATCCCTCCTTATTAGCATTGCAGATTTGATCAATCCGCTCATTGTGATGTCAGAAAGCTCCTGTATCTTCTTGTTCAATCTAGAAGTCACGAGAAGAAGTCCTACATGTGGATCTTTTTTCTTTTCACCAGAAATTTCAACCATCACAAATAAGCCCTCCTGAAGAAAAACTTACCACGCATGTCCATGATTTTTTCAAAGTATTTTATCTTTGATGCTCCTGAAATTTTCATTGGGTCGTCGTTAAACTGACTACTGTCATAATCGTCAAAAGATCCAAGCAAGAGAACTCCTCCAATATCCAAGTCTTGATTGACAATAACTTGGGCTTCGCTAATTATTGTCTCTCCAAATGAATTTACAACAGATCTGACTCTCTGCTCCCACCTGCAATCTATCTCAACAGGATCATTATAGGTAAATCCACCATACCCGTCCACAACAGGATTGCCCCAATATATCGCTTTTTGTCCCAGCCAATTTTTTCTGAACATCATAACATTAAATCCTGCCTAAATGATAGTTAGTCATCAAAGGACCGAATCGCATGTATTGACACTTTTCCCTTGCCCAATGATGCCAACTTGCCACTCACATCCAACAGCAAAACCTGCTGGCCATAAGTCGTAGAATTCAACCTCAATCCGCCAGAAGGAACAGTATATGAAACTGAAACACCGCCAACTGTTTCACTAGAAACTTGCAACTCTACAGATGAAGCCAAAAGATGTGCAGCCAGCCATCTTTCAATCTCTGCAAGATGGCTTTCATTAAATTCTCCAGAAGAAGCCAAATGATAGTCAACCAGCAAATTAGCAGCATTCAAGAATGGATCGAGGTCGCTTCCTTCGAGCGATGTTGATATGATTGCCTTGACATTCTCTGCTGAGATACGAGGTGGCATTTCGCTTTTCTCCTTGCCGTCCAAAGTTTTGGGTCAATATAACCTAAGACATCTGTATTCCAGCTCAGCCCCAGCCAATCCATCAATTCGTACAGCTGTTGGAAATCTCCATAGACCATTCTTTCGGGCCAAATAATTTTAACATTCAATCCAGTCGAAATCATGTCGACAAATCTCTTCTCGTACTCATGAACCCACCAAATCCAGCCATCCCGCTCGGTTTCAACTCCAACCGCTTTGCAATTTTCAGGATCCTTAAATGCTGACATGAAATTAGTTTTCAAGCAAGATTCAACAATATCTCCTGTCCTCCTCCTGACAATCACCCATTTTGCATGTGGAAACGCGACATGCCAGACAGGCCAAATCAAACTGATCCTTGAGTCCTTATACATCCAAGGAGTTTTTCCATCATACCCAAGAGAAGCAAAAACGTCCTGAACAATTTTTCTCCATCCAGTCGGAACCAACAACTTCTCGGAATTAGGAAGTGGAAACTGTCCTTTTGGATCTGCTCCAATCCCCTCAAAGTAAGGATAAACAAGCCGATTCAAAATCAACTCATTCTCCAACATCATCAAATGCCGCCTGGAAACGGAATCATTGTCAATCTGCGTGTCAATCCTGGAAAGTCCAGAAAAAGCACCGCATAGCTCAATGCATCCTGCAATCATACTCGTTCCGCTTCTAGGGCAGCCTGTAACAAGAATTGGATCAGGGCAGGTCGCACTGTCAAACGAAACAACTTCAATTTTTTGCCTCAATACTTTTGGAGCATTATCAATTTCATTTCCTTCAAGATCATTATTGGATTGATTCTTTTCTTCTTCCATCTTTCATGCCTCCTGATTGGCAATAGAGTTGAGAGTAAGATTTCCGGTCATTCTATACCAATAATCTTTTGCCCATTTTTCTTCGTCTACAATTTCATGAGGACGAGGATTGCCATGAAAGCATATAACTCTTGCATCAGAAGGAAGGGAAAGCATTCTATGTCTGATGTCCTTCTTATAGCTGTATATTCCTGCAATAATTTCCTGCAGCAACATCAATCTTATTCTAGAGGTTGCCTGATGAGCAATCTTGAAAGAAATGTAATCTTGATCTCCTCTAAACTGCTCCGCTGTGCTAGGAAATGAAAACTCATCATAAATCGACACAAAATCATCACTGTTGCCAAACCAGCACATTATACCAGATCCAAAAACCCCTCTTATCCTCTCAAGATTTCCAAATGGACGAAGAGCACAGAAAACATTGTCCTCTCCAGAGGACAATTTAAGCAATTGTGGAAGCCTTAAAAATGGATAAAGAGACCCAACGATCATAGTGTCCAAATCAAAGTAAATGATCCAAGAACCAAGATCAAACAAGTCCGGTCTGAATAGCTCAATCTTTGACCACCAACCAGGCCACTCATTATTTAATTTTTCAACCCTGAATCGTATTCCGTTTTCCGATGTTTTGAGAACGTTTTCGGCTTCTTCAACTTTATCGGTCAAGCAAACAAATTCGACATCACAGCCACTGGACGGGCTATGCTGCAGAACCGCTCCATATAGAGCTTTGAGATAATCTGCAGAAAACGAAGATCCAACAGTCCATTTGACAACAGATCTCTTTCTTACTCCTTCGCCGTCTCTGGAAACAATAACGGTCGAAGAACTCGGAACATAAATCTCAGTCTTTGAATTTGACCAAACACAGCAAAACGAGATTTTTCCATTCCATGATTTCATGTTTCCTTCTCCTCAATTTGTTTGTTGGCTATCAAATCCATGACTGTTGATTCAATTTTTTTTCCCATGCCAAACGAAATGATGTCGCTGATAGTAACAGGAAAATACCAATCTCCAACAGACTCCGCAGGAACGCAATTAACGTAAAAACTAGAGTTTGCAAAATACTTATCATCCCATACGATGGCAGTAGGCTTCCTCAAAACAGTCGATAAAACAGTAATCCCAGACGGCCATCCAAACACAAACCTACAACTATCAATAAGCCCTAAAAGCTCTTCCAAAGAAGTCTGATTAAGCAATGAGCAAATTTTCCCGCCATATCTTTTCCCGAGCCTGTCATGAATTCCTTTTACAAAATCATATGATTTCCCAACCAATATCAGATAGTCAATTCTTTCAGCAAACTTTGTATTCGAAATCAAATTTTCTATTGCATCAACAATTCTGGAAATCCCTCCAAGATGCTTCAGCCAAAACTTAAACATCCCATCTCCGCTCAAATACAACAACCCATATCTGCCGTATCTTTCCAAATACGATCTTGCTTTGAGTTGCCTCTTAATGCTGCGAAACATTTTCAAATTCCATTCGCATCCATATTGAGGATAAATATCCTGTAAAGATATTCCGCAATTTGTAATAGATCGATTCATGCAAACGAAATAATCTTTTCTAAACGCTCCCTCTATAATCGAATCACGACAAGCGTCTCCGTTTGCCAAACTAACTTTTCCTCCGTATGCCTTCCACCAAGCTTGATAATCTTTCTCATCACTAAAGACTTCCACATCAACTGCTTCCAAAAATGGATATAATTGAATAAATTCCAGTCCTCTTTTTCTTCTTTCCTGAATTTCATTCTCGTCAAGCCCGACATAACTTACATGAGGACAAACAATATATGCCAAAGGAACATTTTTCAACGTCCTATCATTTTCGTTGCCATAATAATTTCTGACCAATCCTGGAACTTTGGTAAGGCTCCACAATATATCTCCAATTCCAGGAGGAAAAGCAATCTTCAAACGGCCAGAAATCAATTTATCCCTAGACGGCTTCCTGCAAATAAACAAAACCTTTCCAGGAATTGGAACAAAAATTCTGATAATCTCGAATCCGATGCTTTTCAAAATCTTCTCTAACTGATCTGCTGAGAAAAACCAAATATGCTCAATCAATCTCCAATGATGCTTGCCGTAAGAACTGAAAAAATTCGGAAAGTCCAATATGAACAATCCTTCATATTTTAACACTCGAAAAACTTCATTAAGCATTAGCATCGGATCCCACACGTGCTCCAAAACATCATGACAAGTCACAACATCAAAGAAAGATGTTGGAAATCCGACGTCCTCAAATGGGCAATCGTAAAAGAAATCTGGATAAACAGAAAAGCGCTTGGCCCCAACATCACAGCCGACAGCATCAATCCCTCTTGCCTTGCATTCATCAACCCAAGCGCCGTTTCCGCTTCCAATATCCAACAGCTTGACACTGGATAGTGAGCCAAAAATCTTAAACAATTGATAAGTGTTCCAACGAACCAAAGCGACTTTTCGATCGTGCTCGTAAGTATGAATGGATCCTGCAACGTACTTAAAGCGATAAAAGTCCTCCCATTCTTTTTTACTTTTGAATGGCAAACAATCCTGCCTCAGAACTCCACATTTCGAACAAGAGACGATGGGAACACCATTCTTTTTTTCATTACTGCCAATGCCATCATTCCCGCAAACACAACGAAGCCCTTCATGATTACTTCGCTCTTTTCCAATATCGGCATTTGTTTGCATCATCAAAAGTCTTTCTTCGTGCATTTCAATTTTTCTCCAACATCACTGAATCCAAGGCAATGTCACAAGCGTTTCCGATTGAAATTCGATCGAAGAAGTCTAAAAGTTTGCTATGCCCAAATCTGTCAACAACATAAATTTTAACTTTCTTTTTGACGGCGTCCTTGGCAATCAAAGACAAAGCATTGATATAATTTGAGTAAGGACGTTTTCTTTCGACGCTCCAATTTGTATGTGCTGGATGCCAATGTGATACTCGCAATCCATCCACGCAGTCCCGCATGTCGAAGCCAAACAAACAAATCACCTTTGCCCCTAATTGATAAGCAACATCAATCGTGGCCCCTCCACTATTGTAGTTCCAACAGATCTCTCCAATGCAGTCCGAAATACCACAAATTTTGTCCGACCTGGGAAAATAGTAAATACGACGATCTTCCTCTTTTACAATTCTCGAATCAAACATCTTCGCGCAACTCATCAAGAGAAAATTGGACGGAACTGACGAAAGAAAATTTGAATGGCATTTGTACCAAGACCGATCTCCGAAAAACATTCCATGAACGAAAGGCTTTCCCAAATCTTCCAAGCCTAATAAATATGCATTGTTGACGCCTAACACAATCCATTTTCTCTTGTGAGGAGGACTGTCAGCATCAAACTTGTCTCTCATCGCTCCATATAAACTATCAAAGACACTTGCAAAGTAAGGCGTGTAGGAAGATAAAGGCGCTTCACAAAAATGCACCGACTCAACAAGAGATTGAGGAACTCCAAACTGCACTGGCAACGAAGGACCGCCACCAAAAATCCAAGCGCATCTGACTTCCGACTCCTCAATCAATTTTTTTACCGCACTCATAATGCTTCCGCTCCAACTGTCATGGTTAAAAATCTTTAGCTTGATTAGCCATCAAACCGAAGCATTGCAAATTAAGACAAAAGAACGATTCCGGTCTTGCTATTATAGTCTGCGCGAATTTGCGGGACCTGAATAGTCAAGACCTTAAACTTTGTCACCATATTTCCTTCTGTGGACCATTCAACATTCTGGATTGGCATTCCTCTGACAAGCCTAACAACATCAGAGGTCATTTGGACCAGCAAAACATGATCGGCCGGCAACATGTCCGCAACTTGAACGGCCTCAATTCCAGCGATTTTAAGAACGCGCTCCCTAATCGTCACCTTGGCGGTAGCATTGTAATCAGCGTCAAGCACGGTCTCGTAAGCAGTCGGCACATACAAGACCCACGGCCCATAATGCAGATTGTTAATGCTTAGCTGCTTCATGGCAAGGACGTCATTGATAATGTCCTCTCCAGTGATGCTGGAGTCCGCCCAACTAGTGGCAAGAGTTGCCGGAATGACAGAAGGATGGTTCAGATAACTATAAATCGTACCTCCGCCAAAGGTATAAGTCGTGTCCGTGAAAAGCATCGCTTCCAACTTCTCGGACACTTTTCTTGCGGCCCTTTCAGCCATCGTCGTATCAAGCGGATTTCCAAGATTTCGACTCGCCGCAAGAACTCTCGCATTGATCTCATAATCAACGTGAATAATCGGCAGAGGCAAGTAAGAAGTGCTGTAGAGAGGCCGATCACCTTTCGCTCTGGTAACTCCGTCCATCGTGAGTTCGGCCTCCAAAGCGTCACTCAAGGAATGGTATTCAAGGACAGTGGTCCCCATTGCATTTCCAAGATTAAACACCAGATTTCGATTCACCAAGTCTTGAATACCAACAAGCCTTTGCTCCGCGACTCTCAATACAGCTTCGTCCAACTGCTTCCATTCATCCCTTCGCAAAGTCGCGTTTGTCTGGACTTCCACAACATCATAAGATTCTTCTTTTGTTGGATCGCCTCCTTTGTAGATGGTAACATAACTCTTCCCGTCCGACGCAATATATGGCCGCATTCTTCCAGGATCAAGCTTTCCCATAGACAGCAATTTCGCGGCAACGTCTCCAACACCACCATCTTTTCCAACGAGATCAACGTTAACTTTCTCAGACATTTCGAATCCCTCCTTTCAAACCAAATATGTTAGATAATCATGACCTTGATTCTAGCCGTTGAAGAGGTTGTGGTAACGGCCTCAATCGCCACTCCCACAACGGTAGCATCCTCATAAACGGTCGCAGTGTCTCCAGTAAGCTCCTTCAATGTCCCGTCTCCATTGGAGACAAGAAAATCGCCAACAGCCACTGCCTGCGAGGTTGTAAGAATAGCATTGACAACATCGCCCCTTCCAGGAATCCAAACTTGGACTCTGTCTCCGCTGGAATAGTTGCCCGTGATGTCCCTTCCTTGAAGTTCGTCTTCAAGAGCAAACATAATGGGAACAACTTTGCCAGCGGAACTAGCATGAACAACCACTTGCCCACTGGAATTCAATCGCACAAGATGGCCTGGAGTAATCGTTCCTCCAGCAGGATATTCGACCACAACATCGCTGTACTTTTTGATCTTGACCGTGTTCGCCATTTCAAATTCCCTCCCTTATCAAGACTACTTTTTCGAAACCGAAAAAAGTGGAAGCAGCTTTTCAGCCTTAGAAACACTGTCGGCTTTCAAAGGCTTGCTGCCACTCCACATCCCTAGGAAATTACCAGACGGCTTGATGAGCCTTGTAAGTTTTTCCAATTCGATCATCGGTTTTGATTCCAGTTCCTCTTTCGTATAGACATCTCTTGCTTCATTCAGTAGCAGATCAATCATCTTCTGCCGCTGTTCTTTGTACAGCTTGACACCATAATTGATTTGCTCTTGCACCTCGACAGGAAGACTGTTCATGATAGCAGAAGGATCGGAAAGTTTCTTCTTCAATTCCTCCAACTCTTTCTCAACTTCCATCTTTTTGGTCTCGGCGTTCTTCTGAAGTTTAGAGACCTCGGATTCCGCCTTCATCACCCTTTCGACAAGCCCGACAAGTTTGTTCACAATCTTCTCTTCCATGCTAGACAACACTTCCCTATCAGACTCCCCAAATCCAACATCTGCCTGGACAATCAAATCAATCTTTTCTGGACAACATCCTTTTTCATTCATCTTAAGCTCTCCTTTCTCTTCGTTTCTGCTAAGGTTGTCTGGAATTTCAAGACCTGCGTCAAATTCTTTGTTCAATAGTTCGTACGCTTTCCTTCTTGCTCTTTTCAATTCATCTTCGCTGACTCCTTTTACTTGAGCCCCTCTTCCGCTGATTACTGCTCTCAAAGCTCTTTCATTTAACTTTCCCGTCTTAGGATTTACGACGGGAAGCTTCAAATCTCCAAATGTTTCCGCGTTAGCAGATCCAATCAAGAAACATGAAGCCACCTTTGCTCTTTCAGACTGTGACAACTCCTCCCATCTGGAACTAGAAACGTCGAAGTCTGCCAAAGTTGGAGCGTCCCATGATGTTGACTCTGTCCCTTTGTAAGATAGAGCATTCTCCAAAACATACTCTGGCATTTTATCCTCACCTCCCTTCTTGTTCAATCTTATTCCGCATCCATCTTCCCACGAACAAGCTCCTTTTTCATCAAACAGTATAGCCAAATGATCCGGCCTGTAATTTTTAGCAATGGCTTCGTAAGATTCCGTTCCCCAAATACCATGAATAGGTTCTTCATCTGCCCAAACTCCAACACTAACTTCTAATGGCTTAAGCTGTTTAATCGCCATTAAAACATCACGATTGACTTTAAGAATTTTCTCTTCATCAATCCATGCTTCTCCTCTCAAGGCCCCGTCCTTGAAAGCAACATTGAAAACTCTTCCAACGACAGATGACTCTAAAATTTCCGGATCATTCGCGCTGCCAGTCCGAGTCAAAGGATGGCCGATCGTGATAGGGATTCCATTCCAAGCAGACGCGAATTTGGAAAGCTCATTAGCGGGATGATAGATGGCTCCATGACTCCCAACATGAACTCCTTCTGTCATCATGACAACGGGAACGACGAGATGCTTTTTGCCATCAAGAACTCTGACATTAACAGAGTAATGCCTGTTTACTTCAACGTCCGTACTCAACTTGTATTTGCTTTGCTTTTCCGAAGAAGCCGGCTCAAAGAGCTTCCCATCATGAGATTTGCAATGACTTCTCGCTTCGGATTCTGTCCAAGACTCTTTTGGATAACGATACGTTTGCTCCACCATTGAGCCGCCTTCTTTTAGTTTGCCAACAATAATGCTATAACTTTTTCCTTCATGTTCTCTGCTGATAGTCCTGAAACTATCTTGCACAAAATCTCCAGGATCTCGAATTCTGCAAGCGTGAAAATTTGGATAAGGCATTTCCAGACTCCTTTTGCAAGATATTTTACAAATCCATCAAAAATAATCAATGAAAAATTTTAGAATACATAATCAATTCCCTCAACTCCAGCAGGATGCTTAAACTTCAATTTATCAGCTTTGACAATTTTGCAAATGCCTCCAGACATAGACTGCATTTGCTTCGCGACAAAAACAGGATCCTCTACAATTGCAGACCGGTAAGTAAATTTCTTTACAGACCCATCAACAACAAATCCGCTCATAGCTCTATTATGCCAAATACCGATTATTGATTTCAAAGATCTCAAAGTATGATTATCCATATTTTTCCATGCATCGCCAAGAAAGTGAAGTTTAAGACTTCTGTCGATTCCTATTTTCAAACCGGAAATTCTTCCAAATCTGACACTCATTTCCACGATGATTTCAGAATCCATTTTACCATTCCTCATTACTGCAAATAATGCTTAAACTGCTCCCAAACCAAAGACAAAAACTTCCTGTCCTTCCTAATGATCTTCCCATAAGTCGAGACATGTTTTGCATCGGCTGCCAAATTTATTCCCTCTGTTCTGCTAAACAAAGTCTGGAAAAACATCGATAGCATTTCAGTCGGCCTGTAATCTCTTCCCAATAATTGCTCATGATATTGATTGTAAATTTTAGAAGCGTAGGGAACTTCCTCGAAAACAGGAATACAAACTTCATCTTCTCTGAAGAATCCGGACTGGGCCACTTCTGAAAGTTTCTTGATCTCGACTTGCCCTGTAGGAGAAATCTGCTTGCCATATTCAAAAAGAGACTCGCATAATCCTTTATTTACAGACGGACTGAGATATTCGATATGATGCCCGTACTCATGGATAACGCTTTCAAATACCGGACTGGCTCTTCCTGACACAAATCCAAGTTTTGCGTCCTCATAGTCTACAAACATTGTATGATAACGCATTACGTAATGATCTCTGATACGCTGCCCGCCAAATCCATCCAACCAAATGAAACAATCAAGGTTTGGCTCGGTTTCGGCAAATTCAGCAGGATAAGCTTCTTTGAGAGCACTCTTCAAATTGCCGCTGGCCATCTTCCAATGACTTTCAACGTCCTCTTTCGTGACTCTCAAGCCAAGCCTTTCTAAGTCTTCTTTTACCTTCTTAAACATGCGTGACTCAGAAAACTCTCTAATGTCCGGCACCTCTGGGATTTCCCTAAATTTGATAGTCCCAACATTCCCTTCTCTTCCGTCAGGGTTTACAAATTTTATCATACGATCGACAAAATCATTCCTGCCTTTCGTATAAGCAGACATTATCTCATTCCTGGACTCTAGCTCCTTTCTCCACAAATCACTTTGCCGCTGAGTCATGACATCCAACTTTTTAGCAATGTCTTCTGTCTCCTCTTTCAACGAATCCAATAACTTTGCAATTCTGTCTTTCTCTGCCTGATCCACAACAGCAGCCAACTTCCTCTCAAGATCTGGGATTTGCACGTACTGCAAATCGCTCTGCCGTTCTCCCATTCTAAGCATTTCCTGATCAAGCCTGTTAATCTCATCAACGATCTTTTGATATTCTTCGACAAATTGCTCTGCTTCGGCATAACACGCATCAAGAGTTTCATTTACCTTTTGTGCAAACTCATCACCGCTCATCCTTAGAAGCTTCTGTCTTTCTGTTTCCTCTACAATTTTTTCCTCAACCTTTTGAACAGGAGAAACGGCTCCAGCGGCCTCTCCAGCAGGAGCGGCTTCTTTCTTTTTTCTTCCTCTGCTCGCCGCTCTCTTAGGGCTTACAGGAATTGCAACACACCTGCACTGAGGATGATAAGGGATCAAAGGCTCTATATCGTCAAGAGTATAAATTGTTCCTTCCAATCTTGCGCATTGATCGCAAACACGATCGTCTCCAGCGGTAAACCACTCAGCTTTTACTTCAACACCTTCAACGCCCCAGTTTCTATATTCCTGGACTGTCGCCGCATGATGAGCCCTCATAATTTCTGTTCTTGTTAGTATCAAAGCTCTGCGCTTTGCCGGAATAAATCTTCCCATTTTGTCGACGATTGAAAGAGAACCTCCTTCTCCAGTTACAGCTTTGACTAAATTTCTAGCCAACGGAACAGGATTGATTCCCATTGCAATCCCTTCCGTCAATACTCTGCTCAACAAAGTATCCAACGAAGATGTGATTCCCTTTAGCTCTCCGAACGTTCTAGTGTAAAGAACTCCCAATCTGTCAACGTGAAAAGGATTCTGCAAAGCAGCAGCAAGCCCACCGGTCTTGCTCAAATCAGGAACTCTCTGAATCTTCCTAAGCTCTGATCTTGCTCTAGTAATTCCTTTTTCGTAAGCTCTTTTAACATAGATGTTTGCCCACGGCTCTTCAACAGGAAACCCCAATTGTTGATGCTTCACAAGCTCCAATAGTCCATTTTTGTGTTGCTCATCAAGCCACCGCATAAAAGTTTCGATCTTATCCTTCGATGTTCTGAAAACATACTTATCAAATCTTCTCGGCCTGGAAGATGAAGCTTGTTGATAGGTAAATATCTGAGTGGAAGATGGAGACAATCCAAAAACATCCATCTTCGCAACAAGCTCATAGATCGAATTCGCAAGATTGTTTATCCTTCTCAAAGCATCCCTAAAAAACATGCGTTGAAGCGGAATAATCCTAGCAGGATCAGATTTCCTTACAGCAGCGTACAACCAAACTTTTTTGCTGTCTGGCTTACTGAATCTTTTCATTACCTCCGCCTTCTTCAACATCGCCACCAGGATTTTCTTCAACTAACTTATCTTCAACATCGGAAGACTTTTTCTCCTCTTCTTTCAAAGTTAAAATATAATCAATCTCTTCTCTCGACAAGCCAAGGAAAAATTCAAGAAACGCTTCTTCCGGCACGATGCTGGAAGCCATCGGCTCGGCAGCATATGCAGCCAAAGCTTGCGTCCGAATTTGTCCTACTCTTGCTTGCTCTTCTTCGCTTTGCGCCCACAAATCCGGCCAAGAAATCGTGTAATCTCCAGTTTCAGGCTCAGGCAAAATCGAAAGCTCAATCATCCTATCGACAAATGGACGAATAATCCTTTGCTCTACTAATTTTCTTCTGGAAACGATAACTGAGTTCCAGCTTGTCAAATCTTGCGTGGAAGCAAGCTCTCCTCTTTCGCTTCCAGTAAGAATTCTTTTCGGAATCCCAGTTGCAGCAGAAATCATCTGAATCTGCACATCGACATGACTTGATGGATCCGAAATCTGAGACGCCAAAGATTCAATGTCAATTCCTTCGTTGATCAAGAATCTTCTAAGGTTGTGTTCAAACTCATCTAGCTGCTCCCTCAATTCTTCTCTAACTTTCTCGGTTAGCTGAAACTCAGGATCGACTTTTCCAACATATCCAGGCCTGGCGCCTTTCCAAAACATTTCAGCAGAGCCGCCCACAAGCTTTTCCAAATCAATTAGTCTGTTAAAAGTTTTCTCAAGAATTGGAGCACAAAACAATTCACTTTCAAGAACTGTTCCCATGACCACATGAAGCACTCTGGAATGATGAACCAGCAAAGAAGTCGAGCCTGCAAATGAAGTTAAAGAAGACGAGCTTCCATCCAACATGACGCTATACAATTCTGGATAGCCGAATCGTTGACTGTTAGGGTTAAGATCGACGCTTTGGATACTGACAGATCCTTGACTTAAAGGCTTTAGATAAAGAAGACTTCCATTGCTAGATCCATTAAATTTACTTCTGCCAATGTTTGCAGGCTTGGAAAAATCCTCATTCGATTTAACATCATCAATGCCAAGAAGCAAAATCCCAAATTCTCCAACACAACTGAGCCTGTCTAATCTTTGAAAGATTGAATTCAACCCAAACCTGTTATACATCTCAGCCCATTGCAACTCAAATAACGTATCTTCTGCTTCTTCCGACTCAATCACTTCAAATCCATCTCTCCATGTCGACTCAACTGGCCTATCAATGATTGCAGCGGCTATATCCTGTCTTCTATATCTTATAGCATAATCCTCAAACCTTAAAGCCTTTGGATAGCCCAAAGCTGTAAACACATCCCTGCTGCCTCCATATTGCAAACCGAATTTCTGCGCCAAATCAAACCTGCTCATAAGAGCACTCATTAACAACATTGTTGCACTATGTCGATCAGATTTGTTTGCCATTGCTTAAACCTCCAATAATTGCAATTGTCATACAATCGGACCGGCCACTCTCTTGGCAAGCAAATGGTTAAATGCTCCGGCAGATGCATCAACTTGATCTTTGTATTTGCTGTATGGAAAATTCTCATGCTCGGAAATGAAAGCACTGTTCCAATCTCCACGAATCAAATAAACATTGCCAGAATTAACTTGGACACTATATGGATCCGCTCTACGGACTTTGTCTCCAGTCGGACGGTCAGCTTTAACGATAAATCCAGCCAAATTTCGAATTGTGTAATTAGCAGAATCCTTTCCTCCGGACCCAGGCTCCTGCTCCACCCAAACGTGAACGTCCTTTCCGTCTTGTTCCGCTTTCGCTTTTATGATTGCCTCCCTTTCATTTGATGCCCATTGGCCTCTGCAAACATCGTGAATAATAAAAATTCCGCCACTAGTTTTACTCATCTTCACCCCGACCGTATAGGCTCCACTATCACTTGATCCCGCTTTGTCCCAATATCGCACTGTATGAATAATTCTGCCGCATCCAACAATGGAAGATACCGAATCCACAATCTTAAACATTTCAACCCTGAACATCCCACCTCCTGGTGGAACCGGCTTTTGCCCGATTTGTCCGGAGTATCCATACTGGCCCAAGTCAGTTTCCAAACTTTTCAAAACTTTCCAAGGCATTCGATTCGCATCGAACAAATCATCAACATAATACTTCTCAACTTCCTTTGGAGACAACTGCTCTCTGAAATTTCTGATTTCGCCAGGAAGGCAAATATGCTTCAAATCACCGAAAGAACTTCTTTTGCTCAACAAATGGCCGGAGCAATCATTCTCATGCAACCTTTGCATTATCAAGATGACCGGAGACACATCCTTGTCAACTTTTCTCGTGCTCAACGTCTGATCGATCCAACGATTTGCATTTCTTAGCTCAACTTCAGAAGCGGCCCTATTAGGATCAAGAGGATCGTCAACGATAAGGATGTGACCATGATAACCGGTCAATGTTCCACCTACAGAGGTGGAATATCTACTTCCTCCGTCTGAGATAATTTCTTTTCCTGTTTTTGGATCTAATATCTTTCTCTGAATTCTAAAGTTGCTTTTCGTATCTTTGTCTTGTCTAATGTCAAAATCGGGAAACAAGCTCTTAAACTTTTCACTTCTTACCAAATCTCTGCATAGTTCCGCATGTTCCAAGCTCAAGGCGCCAGAATAGCTAACTGCAATAAATTTCATCCAATGCCAGTTGACCCAGCACCAAACAGGAAACATCACTGAGCACATAATTGATTTAGTTGTTCCTGGTGGAACATTGATAATCAAGTCATGTTTTTTAGGTTCAAAATTTCCCACTCTTCTTGCCAATTCCATCAATTCGTCCGAAATATAATCAATGTGCCAATTCCAAACTAGCTTATCTGAAGTAATAACATCCCAAAAAGTTTTAATCATATACGGCAAACTTCTTCTACAAAGCTCCGCTCGAATTAAATCGAAAGCTCCGGCGGACAAAATGATAGAGACAGCTTCTTGCTTCGAAAGAAATTTCTTTCTGCGCTTGTAAGCAAGATATTTATTGATGCTCAATCGTGACATCGATGTTCTGATTTCCTGGATACAGCAAATTTGTTACACCGTTGCCTTTGTCTTTCTTTTTCTCGATCAATTCAATTCCCAATTTTTCCAAAGCTTTCAATTCTTCAATTGAAAAAGCAGAAAGATCCAACTTGAATTGACGCATATCAATTCCGGCTCTCAACAATATCGGATTCTCACCATCTCCAGCGTGCTCAACTCTGGTTGTTTCTCTCCATCCTGCTTGAGTCTTTAGGAAAAAGCACATGGAAGCAATGTTCCCAGCTCTTGCCTTGGCAATCAAAGAATCTGCTATTTCCGCAATCAATCTCGCTTTTCCTCTTCTCAAAGATCGCTCAAGTTCTTTATGTTTATGCATGGCCCTGTAAAATGTATCGGTTCTGATTCCAAAATAATCCGCAATCTGTTGAACGCTCAAATACGGACTCAACGCTTCGACTTTTGCAAGGATTTCTTGGTCCGATGGATTTTTCAAAAACTTGCTTCTCTCCTTTGCTCTTAGCAAAAGCAAAGTTTTGGAAGTGCTCTTTTTCAGCTTTGGTTTTCTTTTCCCGTTGCCGTTGTTGATTGACATTTCAAAATTCCTATACAGCGTTTGGATCCAAGGATAATCTTACTCTATATTTTTCGGAAATGGAAGGATAAAGCTCCAATGCCGGATTCGCTATCATAATTTGACTAATCTTCTCCGTCATATCAACGTAGCATGGCTGTTTTTGGAAAAGTAATGAGCGACCGATAAGTGCATTTGCAGGCACAATCTCAGCAGATTTTATTCCTTCCGCAAATATCGTATATGAGCCAACAGAAACTTCTGGACTTCCAAAAATTTCAGAAGTCTCAATTCCTCCAACATCGTGAATAGCAGATGCCCCAACAGCAACGGAAGCATTGAGCGATACATTTTCTTCTGACTCAATCGCAATCGGATTGACGAAAACAGAGCCAAATCCGAAAGCCGGAACTCCGAAATTCTCTCCAGGTCCAACCGATGGGACAGATATAATGACTGAGCCAATGCTAATATCAGCAGAGCCGAACTGCTCTTGAGATTCAATTTCCCCAACATTTTTTATCGAAACAAGCCCAGCACTTACAATTGGATAAGAAACAAATTCAGAGGAGTTGATTGAAGAAGGATAAACTGAAACAATTCCAGTTTGCAATAACGGATTGGCAACTGACTCTGCAGAAGAAATGCCGGAAGCAATAATTGATAAAGCAGAAAATACAGAGGAATCTCCAACTTCTTCAAGCGATTGAATCGAAGTCGGTTGAACCGATACCGAGCCGACGTTGACGGTCGGATTCGATATCGATTCCGAAGTCAGAATTGAAATCGGTTGAATCGATATTGAGCCAATGTTGACAATCGGATTCGATACCGATTCCAAAGTCAGAATTGAAATCGGTTGAACCAATACCGAGCCGACGTTGATAGTCGGACTTGACATCGATTCTGCCGTCGGAATCGAAGACGGTTGAATCGAAATCAATCCAACATTGATAGTCGGCGCGGAGATGAATTCTAAAGAAGAAATGCCTCCGGCATTTTGAACAAATATCTCTCCGCTGCTAACAATCAAGCTTCCGAACAGCTCAGAGGTTTGAATCGAAGCCGGTTGAATCGAAGTCGAACCGACGTTGATAGTCAGAATCGATACCGACTCCGAAGTCGAGATTGAAGTCGGTTGAATCGAAGTCGAACCGACGTTGATAA